CCTGAGGCTATCATGCTTGCTCCTTTCAAGGCATTATGGGATAGGGATGAAGACCCTGCAAAGTCTCTTGCACAGCAGGAACTTGCCTATATCTACTTCATGGGAGACCCTAGAAGTGACTATCAGTACTTGGTAGATGAAGAGGTAAGGTCTGAGGAGATTATCAAGGGTCTTGGTATGCCAGAGGGATGGGAGCCTGATGAGGCAGTTGACAGGGCATTGGTATTCTATGAGAGTTTCAAGCCCATGTCAGCAGGTCTGCTTGAAGACACAAAGTATGTGGTCAACAAGCTAAGAAAAGAGCTGAGGGAAATGGACTTCAATGAAAGGGATGACAAGGGTAAGCTAGTCCATACATTGCAGTCTATCACTGCTACACTAAAGCAGATTCCAAGTCTTGCCAAGGAGTTGGATGAAGCAGAGAGAACACTCGGCAAGGATATTGTTGCTGAGGCTAGGGCAAGAGGTTCACAAACTAAAGCATTACTTGAAGATGAGGATTAACGATATTTGTGAGTGTGCCAACACTCTGTTAGATAAGGAGAGAGCCATCAAGGGGATAACCAATAATACCTTCTTCACCTCTAGGAAGTTCATAGAGAAGAAGATGGGTGCTATCAAGGAGTTCTCCATCTTCATTGAGTTCAACAACAAGGGTGTATTTACTCTCAAGCACACAAGAAGAGCAGAAGTTGGTCAGGAAGATACAGTATGGCAGGAACTGGAAGTAGAGGCTACTGCTGGTTTCATGGGTATTCTCATAAATGGGAAAGGTGTCCTCTCTTGGGATAAATTCGTAACTGGGGAATACAATGGAATTGAAGGATGATTTTTACATACCTACCAATGAACTACAGACAGAGATAACCAAGGATTTCCTAGAGTCATTACCTGGTGAGGTTGCTGAACAGCTGCTTGATTGTGTGACAAACATTGAGTATGTCAGGAACCTTATCAGTCCTAATAGGAAGAGAGCAAGGGACTTGCCACAAGATGAGAAGGGCAGGATAATAGTGGACCTCACTAATCCCCACATACTTGAGGACATGGACTACTTCAGGCCCTCAGCTCTGCATTTTAAGAAGTGGAACTGTTTCACATTCCTCAGACCTAATCCCAACCCCAATAGTGAATACAAGAAGTGGATTAATGAGGAGAAGAGAAGATGCAGGGAAGGGTATGTCAGAGAGTCTGATGGTGAGTGGGTTACAGGGTATATGTATTGGTACATGAATTACTGCCCAATCATGCTTACCAAGATTACTGCTGGTAAGAAGAAGGCAGACAGAATAGAGGACTTCCCAGAGACTTGGGAAGGTATCTATCTGAGGTTCCACTATATAGACCAAGCCAGGGAAAGTGGTAGTCATGCCATTGAGTTAGCCCGAAGAGGTTGCTCAAAGTCATATACCATTGCATCCATGATGGCTAAGAACCTTATCCTAGGTGAGAGTCAGGAGGTAAACAGGAGGGTGACTTCAATCCTTACTGCACATCAGAAGGAATACCTTGCTGACAAGGATGGTACTTTGTCTAAGTTTGAGCCTATGATTGACTTTGTCAAGGAGAACACTGAGTTCCCAAGACTAAGGCTCAGAAGTTCTGCTCAGGATATGTTCTGGCAGATGGGCTATATGGATGACAATGGAGTGAAGAAAGGCTCATTGAACACTGTAATGGGTGTGTCTTCAAAGGATGATAGTGGTAAGCTTAGAGGTAAGAGAGGTTACATATTCTTCGAGGAGATGGGTTCATTCCCTAACCTCATTGAAGTATTTGATATTGTCAGGCAGGGTATGGAGGAGGGTGATTACACCTATGGTCTTGCATATCTAGTGGGTACTGCTGCTGAAAAGGAGTCTAACTTTGAGTCAGCTAAGACACTACTATATAACCCTGCTGGTAATAATATCTATGCTATCAAGAATGTGTATGATAAACCCAAGCAGGGTAAGCCTACCTTTGGCTACTTCTTCCCATCATACCTTAATAGAAAGGGATGCTATAACCATGATGGTGTATCAGATGTGGTAGAGGCACTTAGGCAGATTCTGATGGCTAGGTACAATGCAAAGTACAATAGCAGTGACCCTAATCAGGTGCTCAGGCTTATTGCTGAAATGCCAATCACTCCAGCTGAGGCTATTATCAAGGTTAAGAATGCCTTCTTCCCAGTGACTGCACTGACAGAAAGGCTGCAACAGCTAGACCTTGACCCCAAGGCTTATGATGATGTGTACATAGGTAGCCTAGTCCTTACTCAGAATGGTGTGGAGTTTGTAGAGACACAGGACACCCCAATCAGGAAATGGAATGTGGACAATAGCACTGTGGGTGCTATAGAGCTTTATGAACTGCCTCAGAAGGACAGCACTGGAAAAGTGTATGAGAACAGATATGTTATAGGGCATGACCCTGTGGATAATGACCAGGCTGAATCTAGCTCACTGTCCTCTACCTTTGTCTTGGACCTCTTCACTGACAGGATTGTAGCTGAGTACACTGGTAGACAGCCATTTGCTGATGACAACTTTGAGATAGTAAGGCTACTATGTATGTTCTACAATGCCAAGTGTCTATATGAGTCCAATAAGAAGGGTATCTATGCCTATTTCCAGAAAATGCACTGTACTCACCTGCTTGCAGATACACCTGAGTACCTCAGGGACAAGCAGATGATTAAGTATAGTTCATTCGGTAGTAATGCAAAGGGTGTAAATGCCACTGCTGCCATCAACAACTATGCCAATGGTCTTATCAGAGATTGGCTTCTCAAGCCAGTGCATACCATTATTGTTGAGGATGGTCAAGAAAAGGAGGTTGTTGTACCTAATCTGTACTTCTTAAGGAACAGGGCTTTGATTGAGGAGCTTATTGCATTTGACCCAGTGAGGAACTTTGACCGCATTAGAGCATTAGGTATGCTTATGCTGTACAGAGAAGAGAAGATAATCCTCTATGGAGGTGAACTAAATGCTGAGGCCCAGGAGAAAGTTGATAAATCCTACCTTGGAAACGATGACTTCTTTGAAAGGAACTACGATAAAAG